CATAGAAGACCAGAGCAATATGCTCAAATGATATCTTTATTTCAGGATAAAGTAGTTAGAAGATTAGCTTCTGATCTAAAATTAATGGGTCAATGCGCAATACAGGTAATTTATTCTAAAAATAGAGCTAAGATTGTAAAATTAGAGCATATTCCTATAGAAACCCTTAGAGCTGAGAAGTGTAACGAGAAAGGAGAGATCCCTGCTTATTATTATTCTAATGACTGGTCAAAATATAAAAGAAGTATGGAATTAAAACGAATCCCTGCTTTTGGAATGTCTAAAGAAGGACTAGAAATTCTTTATATTAAACCATATAGAGCGGGTTATAAATATTATAGTCCTCCTGACTATACAACACAATACGCAGAAATAGAGGAAGAAATCTCGAATTTTCATCTACAGAATATCTTGAATAATTTTTGTCCTAGTATGCTTATTAATATGAATAATGGAACGCCTGATCCAGAACAACGAGAAATAATTGAAGAAAGAATAAGAAATAAATGGACGGGTACAAATTCAGCTGGACGCTTTATTCTAAGCTTTAATGATGATCCTTCTACAGCAGCCACAATCGACCCTATACAATTAAGTGAAGCACACAACCAGTATAGTTTCTTGTCGGAAGAATCCTCCAAAAAAATAATGGTAGGCCATAGAGTAGTATCTCCTATGTTATTTGGCATAAAAGATTCAACAGGTCTTGGAAATAATGCAGATGAGCTAAAGACCGCTTCAATTTTATTTGATAACATGGTAATTAAAGGCTTTCAGACGCTCTTAATTAATGCTTTCGATGAAATACTAGCTTATAACGATATATCGCTTCATTTATACTTTAAAACGCTTCAGCCGCTTGAATTTACAGACTTGTCTAATGTAGTTGACGAAGAAACAAGAGAAGAAGAAACAGGAGTTAAATTATCAGATCAAGAATTATCAGAGGAGCAAGAATTATCAGAGGATAAGGAGCTAGATAAATTTATAGATACGGAGGTTGCAGATGCTTTAATAGATTTAGGAGAAGATGAAGAAGATTTATTAAAAGAATATGACCTAATTGATGAGCATGAGGTAGATTATGATTTGGAAGATGAATTAGATGAAAATATTAAGCAATTAAACGATGAAGTTAAGCTCGCAAGTGTAGGAAGTGCAAAACCTTATAGAGATAGCGAGCAAGATGGCAAAAGTAAATCATCAAAAGAATTAGGATATACATTTTTAGTAAGATATATGTACACGCCTTATAGCGCATCCTTTAAAACAACAAAACCAAAGTCAAGAGAGTTTTGTATTAAAATGATGAGAGCTAAAAAGGTTTTTCGCAAGGAAGATGTTTTAGCAATGACTAATAAAGTAGTAAATGCAGGATTTGGCAAAGGAGGCTCAAACAAATATTCAATATGGCTCTGGAAGGGCGGTGCGAGATGCAGCCACAGATGGACTAGAAAGATCTATTTAAGAAAAGATGGTAATAAAGGGCTAGGAAAAAATATTTCAACCACTAAAGCTAGAAAGGGAGGGTTTAGACCAGAAAAAAATGCTAAAAGAGTATCTATTGCACCTAGAAATATGGCTTATGAAGGTTATACGGCGGCTTATTGGAAGAAAATGGGATTTAAATATTAATTATGGCAACAGTATTATTTATAACGAGAACGGATTTAGTAAAAAACTCTATCATTGATGGAAATACCGATACTGATTTATTTATACAATTTATTAAGATCGCTCAACAAATAGAAATCCGAAATTATCTAGGAAGTACGTTATATAATAAAATAGGTAGTGATATTTCTGGCTCAAGTTTAGCAGGAAACTATTTAACATTAGTAAATGATTATGTACAGCCAATGTTAATATGGTACGCACAAGCAGAATATATCCCTTATGCTGCTTACCAAATAAAATCAGGGGGTATTTATAAGCATACAAGCGAGAACGCTGAAACGGTAAGTAAAACAGAGGTAGATTTTCTAGTTCAAAAGGCTAGAAACACAGCAGAATATTATACACAGAGATTTTTAGACTATATTAATAATAATAGCGGTTTATTCCCTGAGTATAGTCAGAATAGTGGTGGTGATGTATATCCAGATTCGGATGCAACCTTTAATGGTTGGGTACTTTGATATATAAACCGAAAAATAAAAATATAGTTAAATTAAAAAAGTTTTTAAATGAGATATTGGGTACAAACAAATACATTAAACGCAAAAATAGTTTACAAAAAAAAGAAAACATATAAAAAAAATAAATAATGGCATACGGAAGTATATATGAGGTTAGTTGGTGGGGAAACACTAATGAAGCTAATGGCTGGGGGATTATATATCCTTTTAATGCTGATGCCTCTAATTTTAGAGCAGATACAACCTTAGTTTCAGCAGACACAACATTATATACCGCAGATCAAACAGAATATTAAAAAATAAAAAACTAAAAAATGAGTAAACAAACAGTAGATATAGGAACAAGTGCAAATGACGGAACAGGCTCGCCAATAAGAACCGCTTTTGAGATTTGCAATGATAATTTCACAGAATTATATTCTAGTGGAACAACAGCTCTTGCTTTCAAAATAGAAGGAACAGATTTTACAGGTTCTTTAATTGTAGGACATAGCACAACAGGCACATTAGATGCAGCTACATATAATACTGCTCTTGGTATAGGAGCTATGGATGCTATCACACAAGGTGATTATAATGTTGCTATTGGTTATAATTCTGGTACAGCGTTAACTTCAGGACTTAATAATACATTAATAGGTGGTAATGCAGGTGCAAGTATTTTAGCTGCAACTGATAATGTTTTAGTAGGTGCTTATTGTGGAGATGCAATAACATCTGGTATTAGAAACGTAGCTATAGGAACTAATGCTTTAACTGCCGAAGACGCACATGGCTATAATGTAGCTGTAGGTCATGGTACTTTACAAGTTCAAAATGCAGGAGCAAATGCTTATAATGTAGCAGTAGGATATGAAGCGGGTAACGCAATGACAACAGGTGTAGAAAATACTATCTTGGGTGGTTTAGCAGGTGATGCTCTTACCACAGGAAGTTATAATGTTGCTATTGGCTATAAAGCATTAACGACTGAAGATGCTCACGGTTATAATGTAGCTATTGGTAGGCATGCTTTACACAATTTAAATGCGGGTGCTGATGCCTACAATGTTGCTGTAGGATTTAAAGCTGGTGAAGCAATGACAACAGGTACAAATAATACTTTAATAGGTGGTTCGGCAGCAGATGCTCTTACAACAGGTGCTAATAATACCGCTATAGGTCACCAAGCCTTAGGAGGAGAAGATACTGGTAGTAAAAATACCGCAGTTGGTTCATATGCTTTACAAGATTTGGATTATAACGGTAATGGCCATAATGTGGCAGTAGGATATGGGGCTGGTAAAGAAATGACAACAGGTACTTATACTACTATTGTAGGCTCTGGTGCTGGAGATGCTATTACAGAAGGTGAAAGTAACACAGCTATTGGCGCGTATTCAATGAGTGCTACAACTATAGGTAATTCTAATACTGCTGTAGGTTATTTTTCTTTAGTCACAAATGTAGATGGTGATGCTAATACTGCTATAGGATATAGAGCAATGCACAATTATGAGCCTGCAGATGGGCAAGGTTATAATGTAGCAGTAGGGGCTGATGCTGGTTATGCTTTAACAACATCTACAAATAATGTGCTTGTAGGCGCTTCGGCTGGTTTTTATTTATCAACTGGTGGTGGCAATGTTGCTATAGGTAACGATTGTTTAGCTGATGAAACTACTGGTCAATATAATGTTGCAATTGGTAAAAGTGCGATGAGTTCTTCGTCTTTATCATCAAATAATGTAGCTATTGGATATGAAGCTTTATATAATTGCACAGCTGGTAGTTTAACAAATACATATAATGTTACTATTGGGTACCAAGCTGGTAAAGTAATAACTGATGGTGTACAAAACACAATAATTGGTAGTTTAGCAGGTGATGCTCTTACTGAAGGTAATAATAATATGGTTATAGGATATAACGCTGCAGCATCTGCTGTAGATGTTGATAACGAGATTACACTTGGCGATAGTAATATTGCCTCTATAAGATGCCAAGTACAAACAATCTCATCATTATCAGATAAAAGAGATAAAACAAATATTAATACCTTAGATAAAGGATTAGAGTTTGTAGATGCTTTAAAACCAGTCAAATTTGATTGGGAAACAAGAGACGGATCACAAAAAGGCGTTAAAGATATTGGATTTATTGCTCAAGATTTACAAGAAGTGGACGATGAGTACACTCATTTAGTTTATGATAAAAATCCAGAAAGACTAGAAGCCTCTTATGGCAGACTAGTACCAATATTAGTAAAAGCAGTACAAGAGTTGTCTGCTGAAGTAAAACAATTAAAACAACAATTAAATAATCAATAAAAAAGTAAAATTATGAGTGAAGAAATCGAGTACACAGCCGAACACGCTACAAGAGATATCCCTGCAACAATGGAATCTGTTGAAATCGTTGAAAGAGTAAGAGCTGTCGCTGAAGGCGAGAGAACTGAAGATGAAGATGGTGAATTATTTAGAAACGAAGGACATATTGTCATTAAAATGGCATTTGAAAACTTTGTTACTGCCCTATCCTCTGAACAAAAAACAAAAATAGACGCTTTAGGTCTATAAATAATGTCTAATTAAATAAATAAAAATGTCAAAAATAACAGAAGATGAACTAAAGACGCTAACTACTCAAGAACAAAAGAAATCAGCAATCATACATGATTTAGGTTTTTTAGAAACTCAAAAACATTCTTTAAATCACTTCTTTAATCAAGTGGTAAAAGAAAATGAAGATTCTAAAAAAGAACTAGAAGAAAAGTATGGTAAAATTTCAGTTGATCTAAAAGATGGGTCTTATGAGGAAGTGGAGGACGAATAAAATTTTTTAATATGAAATATAAATTTAATACAAGAGAGGAATTAATAGAGATGTTTAATAGCGTCTCTACGCCTCACTCACATAACATCCAATTAGACGGAAATTGTGCTGAGATAAAATGGGATGGTCAAGCTCCTGAAGGTTGGTCAAAATTTGAAGCAAAGAAATCTAAAAATAATGGCAAAACTTAATCCTGAAAGTAAATTTAGTTTAAGTTTAAAAGAAATTATAGGAGCAATTATTGGTTTGTCTAGTTTATTTGGTATTTATTTTGCTTTACAAAATTCCGTATCTCAAAATTCTGAAGCAATAGAGGAGATTAGTACTAATAGCGTAAATCCTGTAGAATTTCAATACAAAGACGAGCTGGTACGTTCTACAATAAAAAGAGTAGAGGAAAAAACAGATGTATTAAGTGAACAGGTAAAAGAGGTTAAAGTACAACTAGAAAAAATAGACCAGAGATTGTATGAATTAAGCAGACAATGATGAAATTATTTATACTAATATTGTTTATAACAGCTTTTACACAAGCACAAGTTAAAGATGATATTAGTGTAGTTCAATATACAGCAGGATTTGCTTCTGAAATATCTTTAAAATCCTTTGAAGATTATAATACCCAAACATTATATATTGAAAAAAATGGAGATATATTTAAAAAAGAAAAAATTAAATTTTTACCTACTTTAGTTTTATACAATGATGGTAAAGAAATATTAAAAATAGAATCTGGCATCTCTATGAAATTACCAGAAAATTGTTTGGAACAAATTAATAAACAAATTAATAAAATATTAGAAACACGATTTTAATTATAAATAAAAGTTTAAATAAAAACAAGATTTTAATTATGAAAAAAATAAAAGCAAAAATTAAACAATTATGGCAATCAATAAAAAAACAATTAAAACGATTTTGGGATTATGTTTGTTCTTGTTGGTAAACAATATACAAGCACAAATTTTTAAAGATATTTTTAAGTATAGTACCTTCTATGCTGCCTATTCACAAAGTAATAGCATTCAAGATAGTAGAAGTTTTTATGTAGATCAAGATAATACTTTACATGAAACAACTAAAGAAGTTCCTGCTGATTTTGTTATGACTTATGGCTGGCGTAAGCTTGCTAACTTTCAATATGAAGATAGAAATAAATTTTATATAGGGGAGGAAAATAACGCAGGGACCCGTTCAAATATAGGAAACGTAAAAGGATTAGAGTATTTATTTCAATATTCAAAAGGAAAAAACAGAGGAGCTGATTTTGAGAACCAAGAAGCGTTTATTAGATACTTAGCTAAATGGTGGCTTATAAAAGGAGAGTACCAAAAGAATGAATTAGTAGATTTGGACTATAAAAGCGCAGAAGTAAGAGCGAGATTTGCAATAGGTAAAAAACTATCTTTAAGTATCGGAACTATATGGAGGACATACGACACCGCTTATGGATATAACCCAATAGAAACCTATCTCGAAGATAATAATTGGTGGAATTTAAGCTATTCTGTAGGACATACAGATGTACTTTATCAAATGGTTAGCACATCAGGGCAGAGTATGGGTTATGATTATCAATGGTTTGATGCTGATGGAAATTTACTTTCAAACTCAGATTTAGATTATAGAAATAATATATTTCAAGATGTAGTTAATAATTATAATAAAGAACAGCTTTCAATGATTTCAGGATTCCAACAAATCTCAGCTATTGCAGGTTTGGACTTCTATCATTATAGAGATAAATTTTGGTTACATATTTACGGAAATGTATTACCTTACCATTATCTTTTAAAAGGAGATAAAGAATATTCTTATGGAAACTTTGTAGGAGATTATTTAGATTTTTCTACTGGTGCAGTACTAGGATTAAAAATTACTAAAAATATAGGCCTCTATGGAGAGATAAACCTACAGCGATATTGGGACAGAGAAATACGATCTATAAAAGCAGGTGTTAATATTAAAATATAATAAATGAAATTTTTTAATCATTCAGAGTTTGATAGTCCAGACGAATTAGGATCAGGTAAAAATATGTCTCCTGAAATATTAGAGATGTTAGATTTAGCAAGAGAAAAATACGATAAACCTATAAAAATAACAAGCGGTTATAGAACAAAAGTTTACAATGAAGGATTAAAAAAGAGAGGATATAAAGCTTCTCCAAACTCAAGCCATTTAAAAGGACTTGCAGTAGATATACATTGTAATAATTCAAAGGCTAGATTTGAACTTGTAGATATTTTATTAGATGTAGGGTTTAATCGTTTAGGAATAGCAAACACATTTATTCATGCAGACATTGATAAAGATAAACCACAAAATTTAATCTGGACTTATTAATGGAATTTTTTATTATATCTCTATTCCCTACATCTTGCATAGCAGGAATAAATTACTATCCTTCAAATGAGGAATATAAATATGATGAAATGAATATTTATTTATTTATAATACAACTAAAATTTAAGTTTTATGCCAAAAAAAAGGTTTAGAGACACTAAGGTCGGCAAATTTCTCGGTTCTAAAGGAAGTGGAATACTTGGACTAGTAGGAGACGTATTACCAGACAAAGGATTATTAGGCGTTTTAAAGAACGTTATTTCTAAAGATGATACCTTACCACTAGAAGATAAAGAAACTGCCTTAAAACTACTTGAAATGGACTCTATCGAGCTGCAGGAGGTCTCAAAGAGGTGGAGCAGCGACATGAAGTCGGATAGTTGGCTATCTAAGAACACTAGACCTATGGCATTAATCTTTTTAACTTGTTCAATGGTGCTGCTTATAGTACTAGACTCTTTTGATATTGGTTTTAATGTTGACAATAGTTGGATAGAATTGCTTAAAAATTTATTAGTAACAGTTTATGTTGCATACTTCGGCTCAAGAGGTGTAGAAAAATTCCAAAAAATTAAAGGAGGCTAATATATATATATACATATATACATACATATATATTTATTTTTATTTTAATTTTAATAAAAATAAAAATATAAATATAAATACTTATATATATATCTCAAATATTTTTTTTAACTTTATAAAATAAATCA